TTATTCACCGACGTGACATTACTCGCGGGAAGACCTAAAATATCGTGCGGCGTTGTTTTTCCACTTACAGCGACACTAGAGTGATACCCATTTGTACCACCATAAAAATTAAACGTAAACTGGGAAGAACCAGTAAATGTTATATCATTTTTATCTTTATCATACGCCACGGTTATGCCAGTTAATTTGCTATCTAATTCAGTAGCTAAAGTTCTCCCGCTATAATTGCCATTGTCAAGTGTAATTATAGTATTAGTATTATTAATAGAAAACGTATTGTTATTATCATTAACGAGTAATTGACTCGCATGAATACGTGCGGAAACTATAGACAATTTCTTAACATCATAAATGGGATGACGTAGTTCGACAACGTAGTCTCCTGGATTCGGGTACGATACGGGATCACGCTCACCACTATCTATATCTAACGTGTATACGCTCATTAAAATATATGGATAATATTTTAATGGGTGTTATTTTACAATCTATATTATTTAAAAGTATTGTTGAGATAAAGGGTTCTTTTGCATTTGATTTTTGGCTATGTTGAGACTGGCACCCGATGCCAATGGGTTCTGATTTCCCTTGTATGTGTTCAATTGGTGGTAAGAATCATTGGTGTATTGTTGTGTCCATCCACCATTGACACCATTGACACGCCCGTCTATACGAGTAGTGTCTGTTCTCGCAGCGGTAGGTAAACCACCCTGATTGAGGGGCCCGGAGCGCACGTTCATGCGACCAGCATTACCGGCACGATTCGCCTTGCCTCTGCGATCGTCGGGGCGGAACCCATACTTTTGAAGTTCCTCGACGGTATGGGGTGCCGCGTACGTACGCTTTTCGCCAATTTTAGAGGCGGGCGATGTGAGGTAGCCGTGTGCGTATTTGTGAATATTGGGTGCGGGGTTATTGTTATACGCGTATTGTTCGATATTACCATCCTTCTTGTTCCTGGTGGGATCCTGGGAAGATGTGAGTTCAGATACGAGACGCTTAGCTCCACGGAAACCGAGACCGTCGGTTCTGGATCCGGTTTCGGAACGGTTAGTGGGTCGCTTAGTATGTTCATGTTCGGAACGTACGACTACACCCGACATACCCTGCGCCCGTCCACCAACTGGGGGGCGACGACCGGTCAACATCGCGGTAGTCTCGGGCCTATTATTACCTATATCACCCATGACACCACGACGACCACCTGATATATCATGTGCTGGACCAGTCCTACCGGGTAGGGTAGTTAAACGATACGCACCGACGTTTTCTGGGTTTACACGAAAGAGCTGTTGATGTCCACCGAAAGCGGGAACTTCAGCACCCACGCCTAGACCTGGGCCTACGAGTTGTTTTTCCACTGGGGAAAGATTATTCATTCGGCCTGTATCAAACATACGATCACGCATTTCTAAAACTTCACTTCCACTGGTCCTATATTGGGGAGCTATGTCTCCGAATGTGGGATGTTCGAGTTTGCGCTGTGGTGTACGGGTTGAGGAATTATCCATAATCGCTGGAGCAACCATATCCTGTATGGGTTGTATAGACTCGGTCACGGGTGGGATGGTTTTTTCGGGTTGCTCGCTTAATCGCTTTCCTAAATAAGCTAATCCAGCTATAGCAGCTATAGATACTGGGTCCGCCATTCTTAATTGTTGTCGATATTTTTTATTTAGCATATCTCTGATTGAACACAACATTCTGAGTCATCGCACGAGTACTGGCGGGCTCATAAGTCCTGGTTCGAAGAGGCAACTTGCATTCGACATTTTGAATGGGGAAATATTGATTTTCGTATGTTTTAGCTATAGATGTATTAAATGTAGAGGTGGATTGAGGACGCAATTGATCACTCGTTTCTATGAATTGGGCTGGGGAACCTTTACCGGCCATATAAGGAGCGGTTCCGTATAACATGGTATTTGGGCGACCACCATAGTTAAGTGTACTGGGCTGAGGGTAAACAAAAACTTCATCGGTGGCACACACGGGAGGATGTGCTGGATTTTGGACAAGACTTAATCCTGGTTGGAGTTGGTACGCCATTTATTATTACATGAGAATATTATCTACCTAAATAGGTGGTTTTATTGCATACCACCCGGAGACGATGGACCAGTCCTCATCCCACCGGCACCACCACCGCTACCAAAATTACCATAACCACCACCACCCCTAGCACCTTCATTAGTATCTATACCCCCAAAAGCTTCCAATTGAACACCACGAGCGTTGGGATCGCAGAATAATCCATCAGTCTTACACATGGGGGCACCCTTCTTACCATATAAGAATTCGGCATATGCGGTCTGATCGCCTGGTATTCCGGATACTGGAGAAGTTACAAATTGCCTCGCGAGAGCGTTCCTTTGACGACCGGGCCAAGGGGAACGAGATTTCTGAGGACCGTATTGAACATCACCGGTTAAATATTTATCTATTTCTGAAGAAACGCTATCTACATCACAAGCGGAAGGGCGGTCGGGACGACCATCATAATCGGACAGTAAAACGTTTGCCATAGGGTTATCGGCGGTAGGGAGTTGACATCCAGGATTTCCATTAGCCGCACGCGCGGAACCATGTTTAATCATGTTATTTTGTTCCATCGCGTATAAAACACCTACACCGGTAGCGCCGAGGACAAATACCCGAATATCACGACGAATGAGGTACAATATGCATGTGGCATAAATTATAAACCTCACACTCGCGTTAACCCGGTCTGCTGAGGATTGTGTGTTTACTGGCCAAAATTCCGTGATTTTATCTTGACGTACTAATTGTTTTGGATCATTAAAGACGGATACCATTTATATATAAAACTTTTATTTTTTCAACATATTCCCAAGTAGACCTTGCATAGAAGCCATGATCTGGGCTTCATCCAATTCTTCACCATCGGTCTGAAGCTTATCAGCGCACTGCTTCGCCACATTTTCAATCATACTGAGAGTTTCGGGGGGGATTGAGGTAATAGTCGTACCTAGCATGTATAGAGTTTGAAGGTACTGCCAAATGGCAGCCTTGGTAGATTCAGACGCATTGGGCCAACAGGCCTTAATGTTCATGTCGCGGAGAAATTCAATATTATCCGCATTTTCGAGGAAAAACGATTCGTCGCGAGTGTTTACTTTTCCGACATGAGGAGAAACGCCATTCATAAACCCTTCCACAACAAGCTTTCCGTTAGCGGATCGCATGAGTTCGAAGGCTGCGATGTATTTCTTGATACTCTTCTCTTCTGGGAAGGTTTTGTAGAGTTCAGTGAGGAACTGGCCCATCATGTCGTTAAAGGCGGTAACCGAGGTCATTATATACACGATACGTAGATATTCTTTAAGTTATTCAAAACGGGTCTGTTGAAATGGTTTCACGCTTACCTATTCCATTCGATACTATAAAATACACTAAAATCATTACCAATGCGGCGGGTTTAGCATATGCGCTAGTTGTTAGGGTTCCTTCGTTGTTTAATTTAGCCTTCATGTGGATATAACCAGCGGTTAAACCACCTGCGACAATACTGGCTCCAAATGGGTCTCGTAGATATTCGTCTATATCCATATACTAATACCTAGTTTTTTTTATTCTCGAATCGGGTGCATCTGGAAACAAATCTTCGTCTTCTGGTGGAGCTTGTGGTTGTCCTGGTCGTACCCGTGGAATCGTTCTAAATTCATTTTCAAAATGGCGTGGGTAAGCTTGTGGTTGGAGTTGCTGCTCCATGGGTGATTCTTCAATAGGTTCTTCGATGGGGGGAGGTGCTAAGTCTTCCGGTGGTGCGTCTACCATCCCCTCGGTTTCTCCAGTTGGGTTGTATTCGCCACCCATTTCCGGTTCTGGTTCTGGTTCTGGTGCTTGTTCATCATTTGGTTGATTTTCGTCGTATTCGTCAACATCGTCAGTTTCAAGGTCGGCATCTTGAGGATCGATGATATCGTCGGTAGTGTTCATATAGGTTTGAAGAATTTGTTGTACGGGAATGAGTTCCTTTACCGTCGCTTCGATACAAATTCTAAAACGCTCAAATAATTCATCGTTGCGATTATATTCGGATTGATTTTCACTGAAAATGTATGGATTTTTATATAAATCCTTGGCTGCGTTTTTATAACAAGAATGAATAAAAATTTCATTCGAGGGTAACTTTACGGAAAGTTTCTTGACTTCCTTGCTCAATCGTACGGCTGACAAAATTTTCACCGAACTGACAAATACCGCAGCTACAAGATCTTTAAACCATGCGCACCTATCAGCTATGTTATCTGTGTGTTCTTTAGACATAGTTTCGTTCCACTCTGGAACATCTTGTAAGAGTTTCTGAAACATGATGAGAACCTTACGGCCTTTTGAAAGTTTGTGTGCTTCTTGGTACATGACATCAAACACGTCGATCATAACTGGACACATGAGAATGGAAAGCTGGTCTAGGTATTCACGCTTGGCTTCCACTAGAATGTTAAGATTATCCATATATCATGTAGCCACTTTTAAATATCACCCTTTTCCCGCGAATCCCCTGTACTTGTTCGCGTACTTTTTAAGATTTACGAGGGTTGGAAATTCTGTGGTATCGTCTTCATTTTTTCCGTTGTGGATTTGTTTCTTGATTTTCCACGTTATTCGTAGTAAAAATTCTCCTATGATTGCGACATTAAACTCACCCAATTCTAACTGACGCTTGACGTAAGATGTCGCTTTTATCCTATCATAAGTTGGGTACCCTAACACCATCATAGGAACTTCAAAATCAACGTATAGTTGCTTGATTTCAACAGCACGCTTTATTTTCCTGGTAACTTGTTCGTATAACTTGACGTACGTTTCTTTCTTGATACGATTTCTTTTGTCAACGACTTTTGATATATCATTTACGCTGATCATACAATTAGGTATGACTATAATTTTAATAAATCTAACTCACTATCTCGAATCTCTTCGTATGCTATATATTGATGTCCTTGTATATCTTTCATGAATGGTGAAGAATTGGCCGGAGGTTTAACATCCATGGGTTGTTTGTTGGCGTTTATAATATTTATTTCATCATTAGCTACTATAACTTCAACCGTATAAGACATACCATAAGAAAAACCACCTTCCTTTACGCTCATGAATGTGCACTTGTATAATTTTGTTTTGTTTTTCTTGTGAGCATAAATTTTCATATCCGTCGTTTCTATGATGTAGTTACATAAACCTGTTTTTTCTGTTATATACTTATTAGTCTCCAGAACAATTTTTTGAAGTAAATCCTTATCTACTTTAGAATTTTCATCTATGACATATTCCTCCATATTGAGCTTTGGATCCTCATCAGGAGTACGTGTAGTTTCGTACTGCTCCGCTCTGGATAACATGAGAATGAGCAATACTATGAAAAGTAATACTACGACTTTCATTTATATATACGTAAGAAAAAGTGTGTAATTTTTTCATCTTTTTTTTACGGAATTATTTTAGAATGTCCCTGTTAATTTTCAGCCCGAATTGTTCACATAGCATGGAAACATTAAACTACATTAATAAACATGAAACATTGAGACAGATT